CCTTGGAAGCAGGGAGACTACTCTGTGCCGACCGAATCGATGGCTGCTTCCAAGGCCCCTCGCAGACTCTGGGGTTGTGCGCTGCGTCCTGAAAGATCAGGTGCCACTCCGCTCACTCCCACTGCTTTCGCCTTCGCAGCCTTCGCGGCTTTATCTTTTTCTGCGGCCGACTTTTGGAGTCGTCGCTGAGAAACGATTTCAGCCAGGTCAGGTCGCAATAAAATAGCACGGTCGTAAGCCTCTTGTAAAGTCATTTGTTGGTTCCGCATTGCTGCGGCTTCCAAAAACGACGCCATTTCCAGCTTTACGTCCTCGAAGAACTCATTTTCAGGCTTATCCTGAAATAGGGTAATCTCAGACTTTATCTCAGTCTGCACCTGCTCGGCTGTGCGAATTTGGTTATCTTGGACGCTCTTAAGCATCTGCTGGTACGGCTGAAGAGCTGCGCTCACCGCCCGCTGAATGTTTGGATCCATTCCAGCGCCGTTGTTGGGAACCCCTCCCTTTTCAAGCTGCGCCGTGAGTACTTGATCCAGAATACCAATGTCAATGCCGTATTGATTGATCAAGCCTGCCACGAGGGAGGCCTTCTCTTGAGGGGGAGCATGTCTCAGAGCATACGCGGTGCTCAAGTAATTGTCAAAGGCGTCCATCGCTGTAACGCCTCGGCTGGCGATTTCAGCTTGATACGGAGCAACATGCTTGTCAAACTCATCTTTGAACCGGCGAGCGTCAGCCGCGATTTCCATGCCCTTGGCAATGTCGTACTCACGACGCAAGACTTCACGTTGCACATCCTCCGGCAATTTGCTGAATTTTTCACGCATCGTTGGCTTCCAGCCAGCGGGAGGCTTCAGTCCTGTGTCTTTTGTCTCTTCGGCGGCCCTCTTCTCCTCGTCGGGTTTAGCGGTTTTTTCATCGCCGGCGAGCTTTTCTTCTTTTTCAACTGCGGTGAGCTCTTCGACGGCGGGTTTTTCATCCACCACGCCATCTTTTTCCACAACTTCGTCGACCACTGGCTCAACTTCTGCCACTGGTTTCTCGTCCACGACTGAATTTTCTTCCACGCTGCTCTCATCTTCACTGAACGCAGCCTCCAGGTTGTCTCTTAATGATTCTTCGCCCATTATGGTGGTCCTTCTAGGTGGTGTATCGCTCTTTCTACAGCTTCTCTTCGTATTGCTCTAGAATTTTTATCCCGTTCTTGTGGGGCATTTTTCCAAGATTCTCGAAAGTCATCGGCTGTGGTGAAGTTGTTACGACGCATATACTCTCTATGCTTCGCGCGACTAGAAATATCTGTACCGTCTGTTGCGCGCATCCCATCATAATGACGCTCAGAAATAAGAGCGTCAAAATCTGAACAGTTGCGCGTGCGTGCGCGATGGTTAAGGTCGACCTCAACAAGCTCTGATTTACCTGTTTCGGGGTTGACTCTCTGTATCCAGCGTCTGCGCCCTGCCATCAGTCCATAGCCTCCTCTTTCATTCGGGCAATCGTAGCGTCAGTACGTCCTTGTAGCCAAGCGAGACGCCTCTCATTCGCGGCGTCAGCATTGTCTTGCTGAATTTCAGCCTGCGTCTTCGCCCAATCCTGCTTGATTTCAGCCTGAGTTTTCTGAGCATCTCGCTGAATTTCCTGCTGAGTCTCTGCCTGTTTGGCCTGAGCATTAGCTTGCGCTTCAAGGACTTCAGGCGAAGGCGGCGGGGGCTGTTTCGCCTTTTCTTGCAATTCGCGCAAGGTCTGCTCCACAGCCTGATCCAGTACGCCTTCCAGCATACGGCCATTCTTGAAACCAGCCGCAGTCCACTGAAGAATCTGAAGCACAAGGGGGGCGAACCGTGGCTCCGCTTCGATTGCCTGATACGACTGACTGAGCAGTTGGCCGACAGCCGTCGTGTACTCGATCCGGCTCTGCCGCTCGATCGTGTAGTCCGGTATGGACATGTCGTCGGCTTCCACTTCCAGATGGTAAGCCGCAACCGGAGTATTCTGTATCATCTTCACAGCAGGCCCGATTTTGTCGTGGTCCGCAGGTGGGATCATCTCGATCAGGCTTTTCTTAATCATAGTCTCCGGCTGGAAGTGCTTGGAGATAATGTCAGCTTTGATACGCATGGCTTCCTGGACAAACTCGGCGATTGTGCCTTGGATGTACTGGAGGCGAACGCTGCCATACTGAGCTTTGAGTTGCTGAGCACCCAGAGTCTCACGTGCGTTCGTGCTACCACGCATGATGTCGCTTATGCCTGTGAGTTCGTAAAGTTGCGACACAAGCTCAGAACGGAATTTGCTCAGGGTATCAATCGTACCTACGATTTGCTCCAGCGGGATCCAATCAATTTGACCCTGAATGCCGCCACGCTCCGCGAACATGGCCCAGTTATCAACCGGAATAAGTGTGTTCTCCACGCCCTGGTCGAACAGACGCTGTATACCTTCGGAATTCTTGTCGTAGACGCCTGCGGCCTTACAAGCCTTGATGAGCCAGTTGATCCGTGTGTTGACAATGTCGATCTCTTCGTACTGATCCTTCGTCATGTAGTAATCAGGACGAGGAGTCAAGTTGGAGGTAGAGTTCGTAGCGGTGAGCGGCTTCGGGCACGGGAAGAAGCCTTCCAGCTCCAGGGGGTCCGCTTTCTTGTCGAGGACCATTTCGGAGTCGCTGGTGGCGACCCAGTAGACCATCTCGTTGGGTTTGTTCCAAATTTCCCAGATTTCGGCCGTTGCTTCGGGCCGGCGACGCGGTGTGGAATCTTCACCGCCCACATTGTCCTTCGAAGGCTCGAATCTATCGCTGTAGGTGAGATTTTCAGCGATATTCTTACCAAATCGCTTAGTGGACATCTCCTTGGTCATGTGCGCGCGACGCGCGATCCAACGGCACTCTTCCCACACTCGGCAGGGTGCCCACAGGAAATCTTCCCAATGGAGATAGTCCGTTATGGCGTTTTCGTCAACAATCTGCTCGTATTCGATGGAAGTGCCTGGGACGGTCTCCGTTTTTGTCTTTACGTCGTAACGAAGCCAGACTTGGCCAAGCCCTGGAACTAAACGGTCTTCGGTGGCGTACCCGAAGGCGATATCCATGTCGCCTCTGGGTCGTTGTAGGCCGAGGAGGAGGAGCCGCTCTAAAATCTCGGCTGCGACACGTCCGATATCGTCGTTGTAATCATCCCACTGACGCTTAACGGTGGGCTTCGGTGGATTAGCGTAGAGTGCGGAGCGTAGTACCCCGGTATTCGCCCAGAATAGGTTGTACTTCCTATTTTGTTCTTCACCTGCTTCCCTTTCGTCCAGGTAGCGCCGCTGGGTCTTTCTGCCACGCTCGTGGAATTTACGCAGCTCTTTGAGGGCCAGAGCTATCTGGTCTTTCCAGTACGCGATGTCGTACTTGGGCTCGCCAAACTCCTCCCCACGAGCTTCAGCTTCAGCGGCCTCTGCTTCGGCTATTGCAGGAACATCGGATTCTATTGCCATGTTATTGTTCCTTCAACCATTGCTCGTAAGTTTTCGGTGTTTCGCCCATCGCGGCAGCTTCAGCCGCATACCTCTTATACGCGGCTGCCTGACGTATATTCCTCACTGCCCCCACCGCCGACAAATCACTTGTGTCGCTCGCAGGTTGCTGCCGTAAAACATCAGCCATCATTCGTTCATTTGCCATCAGTGCCAGCCTCCAGAGTTTGGTTTTGTCTCCCAAAGGTCTTCTAGACAAAATCCGTAATTAAGTTCGCGTGCGTAAGGTCGTGGAGCATCTGGTAGTTGGTCTTCCCTGGTCTTCGCGACGAGCGCAAAATAGCGGAAGGAGTCCGCAAAGTTGCTGCTCCAGTCGTGAAGGGGTTTAGCGGAGTACTCGTTGCGTTCCGCGTTCCAAATACGTCTGTACGACCGTAAAGCCAATAATCCATCTTTGCAGCCCTGTTCGTCGAAGTATACGGTTGGAAAAAGCATTCGGGCTGCTTGAACTCCGTCCAACAAATCAAGTTTCGGGACAATTTTAGGCCGAACCCCACCACTGAGGAATTGCTCAACGATAGAACGACCAGTTTGGAGTGTTTTCGCCAATGCGTCGTGAGGCAACCACACATCTCCAATCGTAATACCGGCTGACCGCTGAGAGTGCAGCCAGTCAATATAATACTGTATGCTCCGGTTATCTTGTTCATAACTCAGGTTGAGCTCAATGGCATCCGCGTATTCTGTCCATCGCCATATAGCTGTTGAATCCGTGTAACCAAGGTCAAACACGTAATTGGAAGGTCTAGATGGATCCAGAGGGTATGAGCCGATGTTCGCTTTCTTAAGCTCATTACTATAGAACGCACCCCGCGTCGCCGCCATGAACGAGCATTCCACTTCTTGTAAGAATTCATCTTCATCCATCATCTGGCGCATCTCTTCGACCTCATCCCCGTCTAGGATTTTGGTCTTGGATTGCGGCAGGTCTAATGTCAGCCAATCGTTGGGGTGCGCCTTTGCAAACTCCCAGATGTCGTAAAAGTGGTTGAGTCCATTGGGTGTCCCAATGAAAGTTGCCCATCCTCGACGGTCCGCCAGGGTTGGACGGATAATTTCAGTCCAAAGAGAAGGCTTACAATCGCCGTACTCGTCAATAACAACACCGTCAAAGTAAACTCCCCGGAGAGCGTCAGGGTTATCGGCACCATAAAGGGTGATGCGAGCACCGTTAAATAAGTCAATGCTAAGGCTGGAGACGCTGACCTTGACAGCCACATCGCGAGTGTAATGAACGAGGTAGTCCCACGCGATCTGCTTCGCCTGGGAATAAAATGGCGCAATGTAAGCATACCTCGCGCGCTCCTTGTCCGTGTAGAGCGCCATGCTGACAAGGTCATTGAGTGTAGCCACAGTCTTCCCTGCGCGGCGGTGAGCAACAACGACGGCCCATCGCTGCTTTCGCAGGTGCAATGGCATGAATTGTTCACGTGGTTCATAGGGTACTGTTACTTCAGGCACAGTATTTACTCTGCTGCTCTAAACAAACCTCGTACTCCATTCCACAGTGTACGCACTCTTTCACATTGTGCGGTTGGTACGAAAACGAATGCCGCTGGCGAGCATTCCAAATCACGTTGTTTATGCCCCACTGACATTTAACCCCCGGCTCGCACTCACACTGAGGGTCTTGCCATTCACACGCTGTGAGGGGGCGTCTGGCCAGTCCCCGGACCCGCGTTCGGTCACGAGATACGGTGCCTCGCGGCACTCCGTGGTCCATTTTTCGTAGTTTTTCTGTATGAGAGTTAAAGTCCCGCTTGCCCACGCTCTACTTCCTCAAATTCCGCGTCAACGGGCTCCTGCTCACGCGGGCCTGTGCGGATATTAGGGGCGGGGAGGATGTGCCGAACGATAAACTCTCGGTTTCCGTCCAGCAAGCCAGAATTAGCCGGTGGCATCAACTTTCCAAAGAGTTTGTAGAACTCTCCGGGGTTTGCATCGGCCCACAACGCAAGACGGTCCACACCGCCTATCATTTGGAACGCATTCGTAAACGCGTTCACAACATCTTGTCGTGTGACCTTCGTGGCGCGGGTAAACTTCAACGCCTGGACTGCGCCAGAGCCTCGTATTGTGCTCGCGGCGGCAATATCGTTGAGTTTAGTCTCGAGGGCCTTTTGCTCCTCGTACTGTTCGGTGGTTAAAGTTTCAACCACCTTTGTTTCTTTTTGCGTTTTGTCACTCACGGTCTTACAACTCGTGGAGTACGCCTTGGAGGGGGACGTTTCCCCGGTACGTCGTCAAGGTTCTTGGCCCTCCTTCGCTGCAAGTTCGCGATACGGTGCTCAGGGCTGCGGTCGACGGCCACCTGGTCCAATGTGCCGATTTTTGAGCTCCTGAGCATCGTAGTTTTGCCGATATTGCTGGGCATTACTTCCTAAGCTCCGCTGCTACGAGTCGTTGACGCCGTTTTTTGTCTTCTTCGTGAAAATCTCGGGCTACGCCTTGCGGAATTTCAGCCTTACGCGCAAATTCTGGATTATTGGCTGCCGCAGCCATGAATTTCCTCTGCTTTGTAGACTTCGAGGGCATGTGCTCCTTTATACGCTCATACGCGCACGAACGCAATCCCTGATAACCGGGAATTTCACTA